TAAGATGGCATTTCAGCTTTCACCGGGTGTACTAGTAACTGAAAGAGATGACACACTTAGTGTTCCAAGCGTTTCCACAACTGCCGGTGGTTTTGTCGGGAATTTCCAGTGGGGTCCTGCTGAACAGGTAACTCAAGTAGATTCAGAAAAAAATCTAGTGGCGATATTTGGTAAACCAACCACTAATACATATGTGTCGTTTTTCACTGCTGCAAACTTTTTATCATATGGCAATAATCTAAAAGTTATTAGAGCAGTTTCAGGTGATGCTAAAAATGCAGCAGCCAATACTGCAACATTAGTTAAAAATGATGATCACTATGAAACATTGACATTTACAAATACTGGTGAATGGGTAGCAAGATACCCAGGCACTTTAGGAAACTCAATCAAAGTGTCTATGGCTGATGCCAACACTTTCGGTTCTTGGGCATATAAAACACAATTTAGTTCAACTGCTCCTAACACATCTAGTTATGTGGGTAGTTTAGGTGGAGCTTTCGACGAACTTCACGTAGTAGTTCTTGATTCAAATGGGTCTTGGACAGGTGCTGCAGATACAGTTTTAGAAAGGTTTTCATATTTGTCTAAAGCTTCAGATGCTAAGGCTTTAGATGGTTCTATAAATTACTATAAGACGGTAATCAATAATAGTTCTAAATATATTAGATGGGCTAACCACACCGCTAATACCAGTTCTACAAGCAATTGGGGCACTGCTTCAGGCGCAGTTACTTTTGCTAATTTAAGAGCAAATGTGACTATGACACTTGGTGGTGGTACAGATATTGTAGCTAGTGCTGCTAATATTTTAGGTCAGTATACAGTTTTTGCAAATGATGAATTATATGATATTAACCTACTACCGACCGGTGATTTAGATGTAGCAAATGTAACTTCAGTTATCAATAATGTTGCTGAAGTAAGAAAAGATTGTATGGTGTTTGCCTCACCTAAATATGTTGATGTTGTTAACAATACAACTGCCGTGACTAATGTTGTGAATTTTAGAAATGGATTACCGAGCTCATCATATGCTGTTTTAGATTCGGGATGGAAATATCAGTATGACCGATATAACGATGTATATCGTTGGATACCATTAAATGGAGATATTGCAGGCATTACAGCAAGATCAGATTTTGTTGCTGATCCTTGGTTCTCTCCTGCAGGATTTAATAGAGGTCAAATTAAGAATGTTGTAAAATTGGCATACTCTCCATCGAAATCAGACAGAGATACATTGTATAGAGCAGGCGTAAATCCAGTGGTTACTTTCCCAGGGCAGGGCACAGTGTTATTTGGGGATAAAACTCTATTAGCTAGACCTAGTGCATTTGATAGAATCAATGTTCGCAGATTGTTTATAGTGCTAGAAAAGGCTATTGCAACAGCATCGAAGTTTCAATTGTTCGAATTTAATGATGCATTTACGAGAGCTCAGTTTAGAAATCTAGTTGAACCATATCTAAGAGATGTACAAGGTCGCAGAGGAATTACTGATTTCCGTGTAGTATGTGATGAAACAAATAATACTGCAGAAGTAATTGATAGAAACGAATTTGTAGCAGACATTTATGTTAAACCTGCAAGAGCTATTAATTTTGTTCAATTGAATTTTATTGCTACAAGAACAGGTATATCTTTTGAAGAATTAGGCGCATAATTTAAGGGAGAAATAGATGTCAACCGCATTTAACGTAGATAGATTCAAGTCTGCACTAACCAATGGTGGTGCGAGACCGAATCAATTCGCTGTTCAGCTAAGTTTCCCTACGTATGTTACCGGAGCAGCTCTTGCAGTTGCAAGGGCTCCTTTCTTGGTTACTGCTGCAGAATTGCCTGGACAGACTTTAGGTTTAGTTAATGTGTTTTACAGAGGTAGAGATGTAAAACTTGTGGGTGATAGAACATTTGCAGGATTTACTATCAATGTACTCAATGATTCTGATTTTTCCATTCGTTCAGCTTTAGAACAATGGATGAACGGTATGGATAATCTATTGAATAAGACAGGTAGATTAGTCCCATCTGAATATCAAAGAGATATGATAGTTTATCAATTAGATAGAAACGGTAAAGTATTAAAACAGTACATTCTACAGGGGGCATTCCCGACTCTGTTAGGAGGTGTTGGGTTAAATTTCCAATCTAATGATACTATCTCGGACTTTACAGTGACATTTGAATATCAAACATTTACAGTTTCATCTAATCCTTTGAATACATTGCTTGATCTAGCTACTACACCATTTGGAACATAATAAAATATGGCACTTTCGTTATTTGGTTTTACAATATCTCGTAATGAAGTTAACGATTTAGGAACAAAGGCTCAGTCGTTTATATCACCTGAGCCTGAAGACGGAGCAGCTACAGTATCAGGTGCCGGTTATTATGGCACCTATGTTGATTTAGATGCTTCTTCTAAATCGGAAGCTGAGTTAATTACAAGATATAGAGAAGCAGCTATGTATGCTGATGCATCTACTGCTGTGGATGAAATCGTCACTGAAGCAATAGCTGCTACTGATAATGAAGATCCTGTTACTATTAATTTAGATAATTCAGATTTACCAGAAAGTATTAAAGATAGTATAAAAATAGAATTCAATGAAGTACTTAGATTATTAAACTTTAACTATAAAGGTTATGATTGGTTTAGACAATGGTATGTCGATGGAAGAATTTATTTTCAGAAAGTAATTGATGTCACTAATCCTAAAAGAGGAATAGTAGAACTTCGTAATATTGATCCTAGAAAGATTCGTAAAGTTAGAAAAATTGATAAGCAAAAGGATCAGAAAACAGGTGCAGATTTAATAAAAAATATTGATGAATTTTTCATCTATAATGATAAGGGTATAAATTATAACCCTCAGTATTCAATGGCTGCAGTATCGAATCAATCAATTAGATTGTCTACCGATTCTGTAGTTTATGTTCCATCTGGTATGATGGATTTAGAAAAGCATGTGGTGCTAGGTTATTTGCATAAAGCAATTAAGCCGATTAACCAATTAAAAATGATGGAAGATGCTTTAGTAATTTATAGATTATCCAGAGCACCAGAACGAAGAATATTTTATATTGATGTAGGCAATTTGCCAAAAATTAAAGCTGAACAATATCTTAAAGATGTGATGGCTAGATATCGTAATAAAATCGTTTATGATTCTGCCACAGGTGAGATAAGAGACGATAGAAAGTTTATGTCTATGTTGGAAGATTTTTGGTTACCTCGTAGAGAAGGTGGTAGAGGAACAGAAATCACTACATTGCCAGGTGGAGAAAATCTTGGACAGATTGAAGATATAAACTATTTTCAGCAAAAAGTTTATCAGGCATTAAATGTACCAGTATCTAGAATGCAACCTCAAAACGGATTTCAGTTTGGCCGAGCTGAGGAAATAACTAGAGACGAATTAAAATTTGCCAAGTTTGTATCAAGACTTCGTAAAAAGTTCAACGAAATATTTTTAGATGTACTAAGAACAAATCTAGTTCTTAAAGGTGTTATTAC